CGTAAACGGTGCGTTCGTGGTACCGGTTGTGAGTATGTCTGCCGAATGGGTAGCAGGGTGTGTATAGTTGTTTGCATTTGTGGCAACGCCTGCAAGCTTAGTAACATCCGCATCCGTAAACGCGTTCGTATTCGGCTCGGCTTCGTAGGCAACCTTTATCTGAGCACCGGTCTGGTCAACTGTTGCACCCGCCGCAATGCCGTCCAACTTAGTACCATCAGCAGAAACATTTCGCCCATCAATGAGACCGGTAGTTGTGATGTCTCCTGTCAACGCCCCACCAGTTGTTGGTAGCGCTCCAACATCTGCTGCTGTGTAGTCTCCGGCAGCAGGAACAACGATCCCTGTCCTACCGTTAAACGACATCACAGCAGATGTTCCGCCAGCATACACAGCACTTATCGCTTCAACATGGACACCGTTTGAATACAGTAAGAACCTACTGGCGTTAGGTACAGTAACACCAATAGGATCAGACACATTATTATTGCGGAAACGAATGACAAACCCGTTTGTAGATATGTTCTCGTTATCAACGATAAATATATGTGGCTGATTGTCGGGCACAGTGAACGTTATATCGTTTGAGATACCAGTTAATAGTGCGTTAGGTATTTCAAGATCAAAGCTTGAATTGTTGAACTCATCAACAGTTAGGTTGTGCGTGTACGGTGTTCCAGCAGGCGTGTTGACATACGGCGCAGACGACACGTCAATGAACATGTGTCCGGTACTTGGTGTCGTCAGCACCTCACAATGGTCACCTGTTGAATACACTAATACACGCGACCCTGTTGGGATCGTAACCGGAATGTTTGTTGGTGACGTGTTATTAACCTTAACGAATGTTTTATAGACGTTTGTTCCGGGGTTGTGGTTATCGACAATGAACATTTGCGCCGCGCCGTTAGGGACTGCTAACGTTATGTCGTTAAGGTTGCCAGATGGTACGGTTGTGGTTTCAAGATCAAATGTAGCGTTATCGAATTCGGCAGCCGACACGTTGTACGTGAACGGTGTTCCACCGTTGTTAAACACCCCAGCAGTTATATCAAATACGATGTGCCCAACCGGCGCTCTGGTCGTATCAGTAGGATGCACATGGTCTTCACGAGAAAAACTTGTTGCCACACCTGCTGTCGCTGCGCCATTCATGCCGGGTAGCAACGAACCTGCTTTGGCAAGGATAGCCTGCGCTATACGTAGCGGCGAAAACCGTCGTGTCAATGGTTCTGTTCCGGCGTTTACTTCTGCCTGCGTTGCAAGCGGTACTTGCCCGTTATAAGCAGTTGCTATCTGCGCACCGGTTTGGTCAACTGTTGCACCCGCCGCAATGCCTGCAAGTTTCGTCTGCTCTGTAATCGTAAACGGTGCGTTCGTGGTACCAGTTGTGAGTATGTCTGCCGAATGGGTAGCAGGGTGTGTATAGTTGTTTGCATTTGTGGCAACGCCTGCAAGCTTAGTAACATCCGCATCCGTAAACGCGTTCGTATCTACATTGCTTTCATATGCAGCTTTTACGGCTGACGCGTTCATTGTTGATGGTATCACCGTCCAATGTGCCAGCGTTGTTGCGGCGTTAATATTTGCAACGAGCCTGTCACCGGGGCCGACTGCCGCTGTGAAAAACGTCCCGGCGACAGTGACCGCATACTGATCACCACGCGTTATGCCTGTTGGTGTAACTACAAGGTCTGGTACGTTGTTGGCCGCATCATAACCACCACGAAACGTGGTTCCGCCAGCAGTTGCCCCGTCAACATAAGCCTTAACCGACTGCTGTGTCGGAACAAGTGCCGGTGAGTTCGATACCATGTTCGGTTCATTTACAACAAAATGCATCAGCGCGGCGTTATTGGCGCTGTACATGACAGCACCAGCGGCGGCAACATTTGTTGCCGCCGTTACGTCCGCATTAAAAGCAACTCCTGCAAGCTTAGCAACATCCGCATCCGTAAACGCGTTCGTATTCGGTTCGGCTTCGTAGGCAACTTTTATCTGCGCACCGGTTTGGTCAACTGTTGCACCCGCCGCAATGCCTGCAAGTTTCGCTTGTTCTGTAGCCGTAAATACCTTGTTTGTTACACCGGTTGCCATGTTATCCATGTTGAACGCATCTGCATTAACATTTAGCGGGTCATACGCGGACTTGAACATATCCCCGCCGCCGGGTGCTCCGGTAGAACCACGATCAGCGATTAGCGTCCAGAATGAATCACCATTGCCAGTAGCCGGTGGCAAATTACCAATGTTATTATTCACTAATGACAAGAAGTATCTGCCGCCACTCTGCGCCGCGTCATTAACAGCGTACGACGTCGGCGCTGTCCACGCGCCACGATGATTTATAGATGAAACAGTGACACCGGCGTCGAGTTTCATCAGTGCTTCTTTGACCACAGCAGCTGGCTCAATGTCCCCCGGTGATGGGTACGGAAGACCCATCATAGGAGTAAAGTCTCTGCTGATGGTGTAATACTGCGTGCTTGCAGTTGGCCCGGCATAATTTGAAGACAATGTTATTTGTGTGTCAGAGTCCACTGAGGCGATGTCATATGCTACAGCTGTGCCCGCCACCATAAATATATCACCAACATTTACATTGCTAAGGAACTTAGTTGCCGCACCGTAAACAACAGGGCTACCATTTGAAACTGCGACAGTACCGTTGACATATTGGCTCATGTTGGCATCTCCGGCCACTCGACTTCATTTGTGTCACAGTCGGTGATCGCCCTCAACAGTACCCTATATTGTACAAGCGCGTCAATCTTGGCTTGTTTCTCTTTTCTGGATAGTTTCGGAAACGAATCCTCAAGCATTAGCTCTGTCAACATGTTGCCCGCAGCCCGTAGTAACAAGTCGCGGTTTTCTCTTATCTCATGTATCGGCGTGACGTGCAACGGTGCCCGTGTTCGTTTCGTTCTGCGCACTAAGCGTTTGTTTTTCACATAGTACTTGTTCTTGGCACAGCGCGCTTTCCCCTTGGGTACTTCAATGCACCAGTCATTGCCAACAAACGGCGACTCACCAAACGTTGCCGCCGATGATTTATCAACCTGTGTTATTGTTCCAGCCGTATCAAAAAAAACCACGTACACCATTACAACTTAGTCTCCGTCACAGTAAACGATATATTATTGTACAGAAAATATGCTCCACCAACGATTGCGCGAGCCTCCAGCAAAACATTACCAGCTGCGGTCGTCGTGTGCGTAGCGGTTGCCACAATAGTTGTTGCAAGGGCCGAGCCTGTGGCGTTCTGGAAGGCTACAAAATCACGTGCCGTTCCATTCACGTATAGCGTCACCCCGCCGTTACCACCAGTTGTACCAACTGTAACCTTCGCAATAATCAATAGCCTCGACGGGCCATAAGCGTAGTAATTAGCAGACCTTCCCTGCGTAAGATTTCCGCTCCCTGCTGGAACTATCCTAGCCGTTTCTACTAAGTCTCTTCCCCTCACAAGAAACTTTTTGCCTGCACCAGTTAGATCAAGAGACCCGGTTGATGTCAATGATGCCGTTATCGTACCGCTGGTAATCTGTCCGGCACTTATTGAGCCTGTGAACGTACCACCAGCAGCGTTTAATGTCCCAGAGAACGTTCCTGTGGCTGCGCTCAACGTACCAGAGAACACAGCGTTACCCGCGTCATCAAAACTGAACGGCGTGACACCGGCACCATTGTGGTACCGCAACAAGTACACAGTAGCACCGCTCTGAACAGGCCCGATTTCCACCCTGAACCCAGTGTTACCGGTCTTTATCACGTTACCAATTAGCGTTCCTGCAACGAGTGACCCCGGAACAGTGACATTGCCCGCTGCATCCCAAGACAACCCCCCGGCGTTGCCAATAAAACCAGACCCGTCTGTACGGATTTGTGCGGTAGGAACATTTGCTACGTTATACGCAATAAGGCCATTGAAGCTGTCTAATGATACTCGCGCACCATACCACGCCGTAGATAAAAACGCCCCTATCAATGTTCCGGCGGTAACGGTTCCAAGGTTTGCTGATATGGCCGATAGTGTGGTGGCAAAAAGCTTGTCTGACGTTATTGTTCCGGCACCAATTAAAGCTGCGTTAAGCACACCGGTAGTTATCTTGCCAGCATCTATGGCCTGTATCTGCGCGTTTCCTATCGCTTGATTTGCAATATAGTTTGGTGTATTGGCTGCGGTCATAATTACACCGGTTGTTGGCCCAACCTCAACAGATAGTGCCGACTCTACGCCTGACGAACTGACAGACGAAACAGCCGCATAATACGTTGTGCCCGCAACAACTTGCAGTACGTATGAATTGCCCATCCCGGAATAATGTAGATTAGCCGGTATTGCCGTAACTCCGGCCACAGTCGTAATATATAGATTCGCTTGCATGAACGACGGGTCAGCAGGGTTCGTCCACGTGTAGGTTATCTTGTCCAACCCAGCCACTGCTGTTAGTCCGGTAGGGAGCATTGGGGCAACAGTGTTGCCAGCGGCAATAATGGTTTGCGCCACAGAGAAAGCAGACTTGTTGCTGGCCCAATCTACCGCCCGCACTTGTACGGTGTATGTCCTGCCTGCAACCGCCGGAGCAATCACATGTTGTAGACTAGACGTGAACGCAATAACAGGCGCTGTGTTTATGTTATCGAACCATTGAACTTCGTATCCAGACAACAGCCCATTGTCTGTTGACGCTGCCCATGATACAGCTATCACTGTCGTGGGTATCATCGTAGTGGTATCAATGATCGACGTCAATGGGTCAACAACCGGCACTGACGGCGGCGTCTTGTCTGTGTTCGCCGCCGTTATCGTTGCTGTGGTAACGCTAAGTTCGGTCGAAATGTTCAACCCAACTTTACCGAACATGTCGTACGATTCAACGCGCACAAAATATTGTGCGCCGGATAAAAGCCCTGTTAATGATACGACATTAGTTGCCGTAACATCTGCAAATTGATTGACCGCACTGGGAACAAATCCCGGTGTCGTGCTCATGTACACGACTGTGCCCGCGTAATCCAAGTCCGTAGGCGGTGTAAATGACAACCATCCTGTTGTGAATGACGCTGTTAAAGACAGCCCGGTAGGCACCGCTGGGGCGGGGTTATTTACAGACAACGTTGCGGGGGCAGTAAGTTGCCCGCCAGTTCCCTTAATGCGCACTTCTATTGTGAACGCTCTGTACGGCCCAGCCGCTATGGCGCTATTTACCGCAAACGGAAACACGTACGTGTTCGCCGTCGTGAAGTCCGTAAAAATAACCGTCGCACCAGACAATATTGTTATGTCGTACCCCATGAACCATGCCGCGAAGGCTCCTGCCGCAGTGCCAAAAGGAGGTGTGGCTAGCCCATTAAAGTCAGTCGCGGTTGTGTGTCGCCACGAGAAACTTGCGTCCGGGCCGGTGAATTCCGTGCTCGCACCAAGCCCTGTAAGCTGTAAGCCATTGACTATTACCGGTATCGCTGTTGCACCAACAGCAGCTGGCACCGCTGGCGTTACCGGAGGTGCCGGAACAAACGGTGTGGCAAGCGTCGTTGACCACGAGTAAAGGGCGGCAGAATCTTTTTGTAGAACAAGATCAACAGTAAGGTCTTTGTTCAACTTCCAGCTAGTTACCCTGAAAGATGTGTTCACTAAGTTCAAAGACGGCAAGGTAACGGAAACAACATCCATCGTCGTTACTTCTAGTGCCGTGCTTTTACATTGTAGCGTTAAATAACCGCCAGCGCGGTGTTGCTGTAAAACAAGGTACGCGATACGTTGGCACCGCTCATTATCTGTACAATACGGTAACGCGATATCTTTCCTGATCTCTTCACCATCAGCGGTAACTGCTGACTGCAACCCGACTTGTGGATATGACAACAGCTGCCAGTCAGTCTCCGGCCCAGCGTACACACCTGTCACCGTGTTAAACAAATCTTTCCTGTTTGCATGCTCTTTGTATACCGCATCACCGCGCAGATCGTTCTCTGTCAAGGATATTGTTGGGGTAGCATACGCTCCTGGAATTAGCTGTAGCTTGCCCTCAACCAGCGGAACTATGTAGCCTGCGCCAGCTGTCAACAATGCTTTTATGTTGTCCGTCGGTTTATTTCCAGTGTCAACCATGCCGTTAACTGTGTACCGTGCTTGTGTCGTTCCACCCGTTGTCGCCACAAGCTCATCAGAGATGTTTGCCGCGCCTATTATATAGGTGTCGTCAATGTCTGTTGCTGACATGCTCAAGCCTAACGGCGACGTCAAATAATCTCGAACACACAGCGCCCAGTTGTTGGAATATGCTGTTGTTGACGTTCGTGGATCGAACACCAGCTTACCAAGAACGTCGCATTGTATGTCTTGCAGCCCGTTAGGAAACAACGTCTTGTCGTACTTCAATCTAATATATACGTACGCGATTTCTGCACCGATGTGTGTTGCGTCCCATATCTTATTGCCGTTGGCATCTACCAGTTCTGCCATCAAATCGGGATCAGCTACTTGTGTTGCCCCGCCCAAATGTCTGTTAACACGAACAACTGCCGACCATTTAGGATCTGCACCAACGCCATCCACTAATTGCCCGTTAATAAGAACGTTACCAATAGATTCCAGCTGATGTCCAGCCAGCGGTACGATCACATGTAAGTACGCGTTAGGTGTTGCTGCTGCCGCATTAGCAGCTACTAAGGCAGTACCAAACATACCTGTGCCAGCAGTAATGTTTGGCGTGGCAAGATTTGTTGTGCCAAGCTCGTACAGCGGCCCAGATACGCGCACTTCGCCATAGATCACCTTTTGTGTGGTCACGGCGGCTCTAAATGTGTGGCGGTTGCCAGAAGCCTGTGCGGTTACATCAGGCGCGGTGGGTGCGGGGACAAACGCCGCCGCCAATGATGTTGCCCCTGCTGCAAGCAACGGAACACCGAACTCCGAATTGCCGGTGAATGTGAGTACCGCACCAGCGGCAAACTCTAGCGCGCCAAGCGCTATGTTCGCTGTCTTACCCACGATGTACGTCCCATGCTATCGTCTCTGTTCCTACTGGTAAGTACTCAATGCCGTCGTCCCCCATCAATACAATATGTCTGCCCAAACATACTCCCAGCGCCGGTATAGGTTGCTGCGTAATTGTTTCATCAATAAGAACAACGTCTCCCCGCTTAGGGTGCTTTGTACGATGTAACTTGCCATCCATTATTTCGACCAACGACTTCTTTCGTAGGAGTCTTGCCGCGCCGCGCATTGTCTTGTACCGACCACGAAACTCTGCCGCATAATCAATACCGGTCATCGCTGCAACGATGTCAGCAGCAAACATGCAGCAATCTGTTTTGCCCCATTCAAACGAGACGCCAACCATGCTTTCTACTCGATACGCCAAGATTTCAGGCCAATCCTGCCTCATTTAACGCCCCACTTTATGGTCTTGTCTATGTTCACAGCAAGGAACTCAAAGAACTTATCTGTAGGGTACCTCGATAACTGATCGCCATCCGTATAGTAACGAACACGCGGACGATCCCAGTCCGACAGCGGTGAATCCGCTGCCAAAGATATTTTGGCATTCGCCCCTGTTGTTACAGTTATTGTGTCCATTGTCCACGCCCCTACAGGGTATGGCGCATTGACCAGCGTGTGTGTTGTTGTGTCAAACAAACACACCCAAAGCTTGCACTTTCTACCGCGTGGATTGTCCGTTAACGCTGTGGTCAATAGCGCCGGATCAGCACCGGATAACTCAAGGACAACACCTTTGGCCGTTAACGAGGCTTCTTCACTAACAGTGCTAACGGTACCCATCGAACCAACACCAATAAAATTAGTGCCGTTTATTTGTATGGTATACGGGCTGGTGTTAAGTCTGGTGAACCCGGACGGGAAGTCCATTTCAGCAGCAAAACCAAACGCAACGTTATCTGACTTTGTTGCTGCTAAAAACAGCGCGGTTAATGCTCTCATTAAAAAACTTCCTCACAGATTATCTGCATGTTATACAATATCGGGGAAACCTTCCATGCAGCTTGATTGTCACCAGTCAACTTGAACACCGCCGTCGGTGCGTTTATGACGATCGCTGACAAGTCTGCCGGTGAGTTTCGTAATGCTGGCTCAAATGACACCGGAACAGTCGTCGCACCGGCACCGGTGACATCCGCAGTAACCATCTTCAGTTCACCACCTATCCCGATCATATCCCCAGCCAACAAGGTTCCAGTCCACCCCGATGTGTTGATTGTTGTACCAACCTGACCGGCACCAACAACCGCCGGAGCGCCAGTTATTGTTCCACGAGGAACTGGCTGTGTGTGATCATGCAGCGTAAACCTTCCTGCCTCTCCTCTAAGGGCGACCAAAAATGCCACTAAAATTCGCCCTTCTGCCGGGGTCTGGTTCGGGAACGTTAACGAAACATGCCACCGCGCACCCGGTAACTCAGTGGTTTGTACAGTTCCATTTAACGGTGACTTAAACATTGCCGTATTACTCACCAACTGCCACTCAGCATTTGAAGGCAGGTTAGTTGGGAACGCTAATATCGCCATATTCTATACTCCAAGTGTCTGTCGCAGCGTACCATTCGTGGCGAAGTCCGCCGCCACAGTAGCAACCGCTTGCTGCGTAGCAGCGGCGGCTGCGTCTGCAATCAACTGTGAGGTACCGGCTGTTGCATTGGCCGCTGTTATGTTCTGTATTATTGTTACCCCCTGTGGTGTTGGTGTATTCCCAGCCGCCGCAGTTGGGTTGTATGTGGGGTCAAACGCGACAGGCGCAGCTGGCGCAGCTGGCGCAGCTGGCGCAATGCTGGATGTGCGTGCACCCGCGCCAGTAGAAAACCCGCCGGAAATGTTCCCAGCACTAGAACTGCCCATTTTTACGGCTGCAATTTGCTGTACTTTTTGATACCCCATAGCAGCAACACCAGCCGCTGCCACTGCTGCAAGTGCCGTCGCCGCCGGATTTCCAGGCATGGACGCTTGCACGCTTTTGAATGCGTCAATAGACATGTCGATGGTATTGACAATAGTTTTAGCTATCGACGCAGCTTTTCCTACCTCGAACATCTTACGATTACCACTGGACATTAGACCAGTGAGTGCATCGAATCCTTGTTTGGCGAGGTTTAATTTACCTTTCGTCGTCATCTTGTCTACTTGTGCGGCGCGCTCACCGAACGCTTTAAGTCCATTTATAAGCCCTTCAAAGTTAATGTCCTGATCAGCACGTCCGATAGTGGAAAACGCCTGACGTAAACCGCGTATATCTTCTTCGCGCTTTTGTTCTATCGCCAACACCGCTTCAGCATGTGCGCGTTTCCTTTGAAGCTCCGCTTCATTGCTGGCGGCCTCTCGTGTAGCAAGCGCTTCGTCCAATGCTGCTGCATTGTTCAGGTTCTGCTCAACCGTTATTTCAAACTGTTTCTGTATCTCCGCCTGTTTTGCAGCAGCAGCGTCATCAATGCGCTGTAACTGACGCTGAAGGTCACCAGACAGATCATGTATACCAGTTGTGCCTTCTTGTATCTTACTACGCGCGCGCTGTGCATCCACTGTGCCGTTAATAATCACCCGTGACGCTTCTGCTGTACTCTGTTTTATTTGATCCAATCGTAACGCATTTATATGCTGTTCTTTATCAAACGCATCACGTTGTGCTTGTAAGCGTTCTTCGAGTGCGGCTTGTTCAACAGACGCGGAGGCAAGCACAGCTTTCTTTGCTTCTTCTCCTACGGCCTTTTCCAGTGCTATCTTTGTTTTGGCTTCAAACTGCTTCCGCGCCAGCGTCTGCTTAAGCATCAGGCGCTCTAGCGAACCACTATCGGCAGCGAACAACTTGCGCTGTATCTCTACCTCTTCCATTGCAGCAATGCTCGCAACCTTTGCCGCTTCAACACGCGCATGTGCCGTAGCTGCTGACCTCGCTTTACTTGCGTCTGCTCGCTGGCGTGCTTTTTCTTCCTTATCAAGCAATGGTTTCAGTCTTACAATATCTTTCTCAGTTATCGCCAACGACTCCTTTTGCACACGAAGCTTGTTCTTAAGTTCAATAACAACCTTATGTGCTGCCGCTGCTTCTTCTTGTAGCTGTATTGACCCGCTGTTATTACGGGCAGAAGATGATGCTGTGGCTGCATCCGCACGTGCTTCTGATAATGCTACTTTCAACTTAGCGATGTTTTCAGTGATTGACTTTTTGGCTGCGTTCAATGTGTTACCAAGACGTTCGTTGGCCGTCGTTGTCATCTTTTCCAGTGCCTTGGTGACAGCGGCATTCCGCCCTTCAACAGCAGCGCTTACTCTTTGTTTGCTGGCAATTATTGCGTCATCATTAGAAATCGCATGTTGTAGTGCTTTACCCTCTAGTTCATTATTCCGCCGTAACTCTTCGCGCATCTTGCGTAATTCAGCTAAACGTTTTACCCCTGAAATAGATATTGAACCGCGCTGTTTCCTCCCCTCCAAGCGCCTGAACTGCTCTTCTGTTTTTGCTATTGCCGCTTCATTCTCTTTTATCCTACGACGAATACCCTCAGTGGTGAAGTCTCCAAGCTTCTTCATCTTCGCCGTCAGCTTGTTGTCCATGATGTCTATCACAGTAGTAATGCCAATAGCAGCAGCTGCGGCCCAACCTACAATAGGTATGCCCATCACAGCAGCACTAATTGCCTTTCCGCCAGCAACAAAAACTGCACTCAAATTGAACCACGCCTTCTGCACCAATGACATTGATTTAATCATCGTCTTTTTCCACGTCATGCTGGCAACAGATGTTGTTTCAACAATAACGTTAAGTGCAGTTATCTTTTTGCCAAGGTTAAGTACAGCAGCAACAAGCGTGAATCCAATGATGTTTGCCAGCAAAGACAGCACATTTCCATACGATATAACGTTGTCGCCTGACGTACTAAGAGCGTCACCAAACAGCTTCATGGCATCAGTTGCCATGTTCACAGTATTAACGAACTTGTTTAACACATTGGACTTAACAAGCTTGGCGAAGAAGACGTTAGTTTCGCTGGATAGCCTATCCAATGAAACACCAAGATTGTTTGTGGCGTTGGCCGCACTTGCGCCGTACGCATCTTCAATGGCGGCCGCAAGTTTAGGCAATAAATCTTCTGCGAGTATCTTACCTTGTGCTAGTTGCTTGCTAAATTCAGCGGTGGTCAATCCGGCAGCGTCTGCTGCCAGCCTGAAAGCACCGGGCAACCGCTCACCAAGCTGCTGGCGCATCTCTTCAGATGATACAGTGCCTTTCGATATCATCTGCTCCAACGCTTTGAGCGCACCTTTGGTCTGATTCACGTCAAGACGAAGAGCAAGAGCAGCAGTGTTAATGGCCTTGAACATACTCTGCACGCCCTTGCCTTCAAGCGTTGTACCACGAGCAGCTGCCGCAAGTTGGGCGTAGCCTTTAGCAAGTTCAGAAAATTGTTGCCCCGTCCGTCGTGACTCTGCAATAACCATCTTAAGTGACGCCGCTGCGTCGCCTGTCGCAGCGCTAAGCACGCTCATCGTGCGCTGCATTTCGATGGCGGCGGGGATGGCTCGGCGCATAGCCGCCCCCAAGCCGCCAAATGCAAGACCGGCTACTAACGCACCAGCACCCATGTTTCGTACTGCTGATGCCATTGCTGTCAATCGCCCGGCAACCGGCCCAAGCGGCCCTTGTATAACCGCTATGACTCTGGATAATTTTGTTAATCGGTTTACTGCAAACTCGCTTACCTTGCCGAGCTTCTTAGTTTCTTTGCCTTGCTTGTTTAGTGCACGTTTAGCTTTCTCGGAAGCCTTTTCCGCTTTAGCTGCGGCGTCTTCAGCAGACTTTGATACACGCGCTTGTAGTTCTGCAATGAGTTTATGCGCACGATCCAAGTCTGCTTTGAGTTGCTTGGTTTCAGCTGTGATGTTAAAATTAAGGTCGGAGCCACTATTACTACCCATGTAAACAACTCCTTTGTTTAACTACTGCTGTTCCACTGTGCTATTGCTCGTGTGGGCGGCATTCGTTTCTTGTTCAGCACGCCTCAACTGTTGCGCATCAGCTTCGTTGAACAGGATGTCAAGCCCGGTAATCAAGTCCACTGGTTGTTCTGCCCATCCCCCACGATACGGCAAGAACCCTCGTGATGCCCACACATATGCCGTAAATATGTTCGCAAACTCATTGACATAACGCACCGGACAAATATTTGTAACGTGCCCTTCAACCCATTCTTCTTCGCCACTACACCGAGCGATGTCTTCCGGCATCTTGCCTCTGTCCGATAGCGGACATCGTTCACACTTCTTATCACCAGAAAACCATACCGCCGCAGCGGCCTTTATTTTTTTACATCGTCCTTTCCGTCTTCATCAACACCCATCAAACAAAGTGTTACCATGTTAACGCATGTGAAATAAGCGTTGGCAGTTTCTTCGTCACTCAAGTCTGCTTGGATCATATCGGCAGGGTCGATGTCTTGCCCTTTGATAGAAAGCTTATCAACACAGTTTAGGAACAGGAACTCTGCCATCTTTATTCTACCGGCAAGAGAATCGTCTGTACTATATTCATACAACGTAAAACGTTTTTCATTCGTTGCTGGTGACACAGTTATCTTTATCTGTTCTTCTTTGTTCTCAAGCTCAACAGGTTTCTTTGTTATAAACTTCATGCGCGCCGCTCCTTGTAATGTGGGGCGGCTATTAACCGCCCCGTGTTATTATGTAAATGCCAGACTGAACTGGTCGTTGCCTACGGACTCAAACAAACCATACGTGATGTCTAGCGTATCACGTTCAGCCCGTTCGCCATACGCAACCGCTGACCGGCGTGCTGCCGGGGCGTTGAACGCAAGGCTGTTACCTGCTCCGCCAGTTGCGAACGTGCCTGACAAAGTAGCATTTGTTCCTGCTGCAAGTGAGGCCCATTCTGTGGCGGTTCCAACACTGTCCTTTGTCAGTGTCAATGTTGGGTTTCTGTTTGCCACGGAGAACTGATGGTCACCCGTAATATAGTGCTCCTGCACGTCGTTACCGAAGTCCATTTTGAATGCGGCTGCACCAATGGTTGCACCATCAGAAATGACATCTGTTACATCGCCAACGATAGGCAGTGTTGTGTCATACGGTACCGTGGTGATATCACCAACAGCAGACACAACCGGTGCCGTGTACGCTCCTTGGAACGTTAACGTTGCAATGATCATGTTCCCAATGGTCATGTCGATAGAACCGGTTCCAGCGCAGCCTGTTACTTCGTACATCATACCGTCAGTGAACACGCGCAATGTGACGCCGGATGATAGCGTCAATGCGGTTGTTGATGGAGCAAATGTAACACTTGTTGCTGCCACCAGCGTCGGAGTTAAACCGCATGCTTCGAGCAACGGCGTGTATTCCGGCGCAGTACCGGCAACGCCTGAGCCTTTTAGCTCCACTTCCATGTCTACCTGTATCGTCTTCTTTCCGATGACGTTCGGCGCGTTACCCATGCTGCCTTTGATAACAGGGCGATCAATAGATGTCATTGTCGGGTTAACTTTAACCGACCTGACTTTTACCGCCTGTATGTTTGAGTTTGTTGGTGTCGCTGTAATAGCGGTTGTTGTGTCTGTTACCGTGCCTATAAATGTGGTTGGTGCGCCGAAAGGACTTACTCCCTTCACAGCCTCACGACCACAAAATACGACACGATCAAAGATAGTTGCTGCTGCCATGATTAACCGTCCTTACCGGAACTTTTACCGGGCTTATTTTTTTGTGTTGCATCAGTTACCTTTCCGCCAAAAGCGGTGCCCTTATGGCCCGGCAATGATTTGGTTGCTTGCTGTTTAGTATCCATTTGCAGCACTCCCTTCATATAGTATTGATATCGGTCTGATGGACAGGCCGTATGGTGCAAACTCTGTACCGAGTCGTTGTGACTCAGGCTCAAGAGTAAGGTGTATGCACTTACCGTTCAGTGTCGGGTTAGCAGCAAGTACTTTTTTAACCGCAACATCCAATGCCGTAAGGCTTGTTGATATCGTTTTCCTGTCACGAACAGCAAGCATCAATGACACTTGGAACTTGATGTCAGCAAACCCGCTGCTCTTCCAAGAAAAACCTACTTCCGGTAAGTCTTCCTCGATAATCACACACGGGTACTGCCCCGCCGCAATCGTGTCCAGACTACGAAATTGCCGGAACACAGTTTTAATTGCCGCCGACGAGTTAAGCACGGACTCAAGTTCAACAACGATATCTTCTCTCATGCGCGAACAAGCCGCCTACCGATAGCACGCTTTCTCTCAACCATAGAAAAAGCACCATCGGCGTTGAAGTCATACAGCGGTAACCGTATGACCTTCTTCCATTCCTCTGAATAAAAACGATCGTACCTATCAGCGCGCCGCGTAAACAAATCACCATTGGCATCAGCATCACCAGCCAGCAACGGCAAGATGTAATGACCAAGTGCCCGATAGCATGTCAGTGGTTTTAACGCCGCTGTGTCCAGCTTGTTAACATCAAGCGTTGGTAGCGTTGGGAACATCGTATCAATATTTTGTCGTGTCAGACCGTAAAATCTGCTGATCGCCTGCGGCCACCACTCGTTAAGCAATCGCTCAAACACATCGTCTGACGCACGCAGGTTTTGCGTACTAAAATCAGCTACACCGAAGCCGAGTATGTCAGGGACAAACTCAACTAAATCGGTGTCCTGTATGAACGATGTTGTTATAGCCATTGGTATCAGTCAAACTTGCTAACGCGACCAAGCTCAAACATCTCGTTTGCCACATCTTCTTCAAGATCAGCAACAAGGAAATGAAAGTCCTCGCCCTTCTGTGTCTTAACAACGTGCTTAAACGGAACGCCCCAAACGTTCATAAACAAACCTTCTCGCACAGTAATGTACGGGTAGTTTGCTTTTACAGTGATTGTTTTTGTTTTTTTCTTTGCTGTGCTGTTGCTTGCTGTCGCCATTGCGCCACTCCTTTATTTTGTTAAAAGAACGGGGGCCGAAGCCCCCATCCGATTTAGTTGCCAATAGAAGTCAGTCGTGCCAGACCTTTAGCGTTGAAGCTCACGAAGTTCGTGTACTGCTTCACACGCCAGATTTCAGCGTCACGATTTTCCTGTGCGCCGATAGGCTCAACAGAGATACCGACGTCAGTGCCTTCCGGATAGATGCCAGAGATACCGACCTTTTTGGAACCGTCGTCAAACACGCCAGCCCATACAGAGGTCAGTCCAGTACCAGCCGGTGCGACGCCACCAAGAGTGTTGGCTGCGCCACCACCAGTGAGTGCGCCACCGTTCTGTGTTTCATCTACAGACAGGTACCCGTTCTTGAAGATTGGGATATTCTCATAGCCGATTGTAGTGCGACCATCAGGCAAGGATACCTGCCAGTCAGCAGTGGTACCGCCCAATGTGCGGAGAAGTGTCTTGTACGAACGGAATGTACGTGGTGCCATCATAATGAAGTCCACTTCCCCGTCTTTTGCCAACACCAAGTCAAGCAGCTCATCCAGCAACTGGAATGAAATAGCCTGTCCGGCGTTGTCCGCTGTTGCAGCAGTCTGCTGAGTAGGATCATTCTGAGAATGGAAGCTGTTCATTGCTGGCGCGGTACCGGAACCGGTAGCCATACCGATCTGGTAGTTACGTGCAATGGACTTGGCTTTGGCGCTGATTTCAAACGCCAGCTGATCAACACCGGCAGACTGCGACTGAGCCTGAACCAGCTTGTCCATTTCAACGTCACCAATTAACTTGGTGGCAGAGAACGTGCGCTGTGTTGGTGCAGCAGTGGCCGCTTTATAGGTTACACCCGCGCCTGCTGACAAGTCAGTAGTAGTGCTGGCAGTAGAAATAAGTACGTCAATGTTTGATGGTTCAACGTTAACAACTTCTGCCTGACCGGTGTAACTAGAAAATGGCAGCGAAGCAAAGATTGGGTTCACGGTGATAATATCTTCCGCAACACCCTTGATGATTTCATTGTTAATGTAATTGGCTGCAACAGCCAGTGTCTGAGTCGCCATGATAGTATCTCCTTATGGCAAAATGAATTACCACGCTGGAGACTCCCGGCCTCTTTACGCTATGGTGACTACGTTGGGTTCCCGACCCTTAAAGAGAATGCTCGTCAAACAATTCTCCGCCTACTTTTATAGTAGTACACGATACAATACATAATCTTGCGTGCGTGTCAAGGGCGCACTTGATCTGTACGCCCTTGTCATTATCACGCGTTCTTCATCTGCTTCAATGCCGCCGCAATCCGTTGTGCGCCTGTAAGATCGCCGGATGATTGATTGGCTGTCTGTTGCTTGTTTGCCTTACCGCCACCAGTACTCCCGGTTCCGCCGCCTTCTGGTTTACACAAATGCGGTCGTGACGCGAGGAACTCACTCATTGTCATTTGAGGCGTGGTATGGTTACCGCTGTCATCAAACACAACCTTTCCATCAGAACCAACAATCTCAACATCACCGGTGTCTGTTACGTTAAACGTGTAATCTGATCTGATAAGCGTAACCGCTTCAGCAGGATTGATTGCCTTATCGCTTGCGGCTGAAATTAGTACGTTGTCTACGACCTGTTTTTCATACCTCTGTTTCCACTTGCTACCTGTTTCCTGCGCTTGTTGTAACTGAGCTTCGCTTTTACGGATATGCTCTTCGAGCAACTTGTCGTACTGCCCCTTTTCTTCCAGACGCTTCTTCTCTGCTTCGGCTTCTTTTTCGATCAGCGTCTGATACTTATCAACATCAACGCCATCAATCTTGTCTTCAAGTTCGCGAAGCTTGCGACGATAGTTAGCTGCTTCCGTTCGTGTCGCCTTAAGGTCTTTGCGTAAACGTGCTGCTTCCAGTGCTGCCTCATTGTCTCCGCCAGTGCCGCCAGCATCACCAGTACCGTCACCAGTGCCATCGCCACCCGTGTCCCCAGTACCGGAACCACCCGTGTCACCAGCACCATCACCATCACTACCGCCTGCAATGTTTGGGACAAGCTCACCATCAGGCATGAGCCAATACCTCCCGATTAAAACCGGTGTCGTTGTTTCTTGTTTAATATTCATGCGCGCCTTCTCCTTATCATCTGGTTTTTTCTACTTCCTTCGCCGCATCTACCCGCATGTCGCGGATAAATCTCCTAGAAACTATTTGTGTCTGTCGTTTAGTTAGCCCCATGAAAGGTCTTTCTGGCATTGGAATAGCGCTCTTGCGCCCCCTGTGCAAAATTGTGGCAAGTCCGCTAAAGCCCTTGGAAAAAATAGTTATGGACGGTACACGCGATCCGCTTTCACCAGATACGATGGCCTTCATTGATAACGAGTTCATCATTTGACCGGATAAAAACAAGTTAGCCCGTGGCGGTTTTACTGATCCTGCCGGTATTGGAACCGCGCCTCTTTCGCCTGTACGAATGTACTCCATCTTATCAATGGCGTACCCTTCATGCTTCGCCTTGACTATTTTATTTGAGCTTCTGGCTTCCTCTATGCTCTTCCTTGACTCAGCCTTCCTGTGTTGAGCTAAGAAATGGAACTCTCTGCCTGTCATATCAATGCCTTTTAAGGTGCGTTTGCGGATCATTCCAATGGCCTGTCTGCCAGCAAATTGCAGCGGGCTATTCGGTTCTTTTGCAGCGTCTTCTACTGCACGCAACATGGCATCAAGTTTCCTGAACGACAGGTTCACGCTCTCCTGCGTTAATTCCATATCCACAGTGGCGTTGCCACCAATTATCGGTATGCCTCGCTTTGACGTGAAGTAATTATACGTTGTTGCCACTGCTACCGCCAGTACTCATCTTAGCCGCCCGCTGAACATCCTGCGCAGCAACTGTTGTCTGTGTTTGTGATACCCCGTTCATACCAGCAATGTTCTGCGCCATTTGTGCTGAAGGAACGTACGGCTGCTTCATGATGTCGCTTTCTGCAAGATCAATATCCTTCCGCGAATACCCAAGATCGCTGAGCGATCGCGAAGCCAGTGAGCGCTGCACAAACTTGTCGTACACCGGGCTGGTGATAATGTCTTTTGCT